CCACGGCTTAACATTTGAGAAAAATTTTTAGTGGTTGAGGGGTTAAAATACTTAAAATCAATAATTTAAACTTTTACTTTTGAGAATATACAAATAAATGATAAAATGAAAACAGACTACACTCAGGAAATTAGGGATCTAATTGCTCACAATTACGATCCTGTTCTCTTACAATCTGAGGAAAGTGAGTACACCTTAAAAAAATCCTTGAACGATATTTACAAAGAATTATCTGGGATTTTACCTTCCTTATGGTTTGATGAATCAGATGTTTATGAAGCTTTGCAAATCCTTGGCTTTAAAAGTTTCTTTTGCGCTGGAGAAGATATAAAAGACTTTGAGACAGATGAAACCCTGGTGAAGGGTGAGAACACAATCCTTTATTTTTTGGATAAAAAAACGGCCAACTATTAAGCTGGCCGTTTGGGGTGAATTATGGAAAGATATTTATTCTAAATATTTTTTTAATTGTTCCTCCGATAATCTATCGCCGTTCTTTAAGACTTCGAACTGTAGTTCGTTTTCCTGCATATATTTTACCCAGCGCTTGACTTCAACATCTGTATATTTTGGATCCAGTTCTATGCCCCTGCAGTATCTCCAATTTTTCTCGCAGGAAATCAAAGTGCTGCCAGAACCCAGGAAACCATCGAACACAATATCCCGCTGCTTTGAACTGGTGGTGATGAAATAACTTAAAAGCTCCACCGGCTTCATTGTCGGATGGTCTGCGCTTCTGGATGGCCTGTCAAATTCCAGAACGGTTGTTTGCTTCCGGTCACTGTACCAGGTATGAGCTGCTCCTAATTTCCAACCATAAAGGCAAGGTTCATGTATCCAATGATAATCGTTACGGCCCATCACAAGCGAGTTTTTCTTCCAGATAAGGCATTGTGAAAGTTTAAATCCGGCATTGACGAAGGCACTTCTAAAGTTTACGCCTTCGGTATCTGCATGAAAAACATAAATCGGAGCGCCTTCATTTGAATTTTCTAGTGCCTGACCGTAGAATGCAAACAGAAAATCATAAAAAGAATTGGTGTTCATCTTATCATTTGCAATTTTATCACGCTTTTTGGCATTGGGACCACCTTCATAATCTACATTATAAGGTGGATCTGTCACGGTCAGGTTGATTTTCTCCCCTTTTAAGACCTCTTTAAATGATTCCGGCAACGTACTGTCTCCGCATATAATTCTATGCAGCAAGTCCTTCTTTACGCTTCGCAGCTCATAAACATCCCCGGTCTGGGTAATGGGATCTGCAGGCGGTTCTGGGTCAAATTCTTTTTCCTCTTCTTCCTTGAACTCTTCTGAAATAAGGTCATCAATAAAATCCAGATCACCAACATTCAGTCCTAGCGATGCCAGGTCTATATCTGCAAAGTGCTCTTCCAATACATCGATGTCCCAAAAACCCGCAGGAACATTGGAGGTGATATTGTATTCCTTGAATTCCTCATCGGTAAGGGAACGGTTGGGGATCCTGACATCAATTATCTCCTCTCCTCGTTCCAGGTGCATCAGTATCTTTACACGCTGATGCCCGGCAATGATCTTATTGTCCGTATTAATGGCAGGGACTTCCGCCAGGTTGAATTTTTCAAGGCTCCTTATGAGCTTCTGTTTTTTGTCCTCGGTTAAAATCCGAGGGTTGAATTCGTAGGGAACCAGGTCCTTAACTTTTCTTTTTTCATTGTGCCACTCGAGCGGTTCGAGCAGCGTGGTTTCATTTAAATTGTTTACTTTTGTCATCTCTTATCACATTTAATTATTAACAAATTTGCCCGAACAGACTGAAAGGACTTGGTCCTCCAGTAGCCTGTTCGGGCGTGTTATTAAATGTGGTAAGAGATATTTATTAAGCTGGGGGACTTTTTTAAATCAGCTCCCCGATTTTATTTAAATTCAATTCGTGTTCGTGTATAGATTTTAAGGTTCTGTTTATCTGTTCCTGGATCTTTACCCGCTCAGGTTTTTTCGTTTCCTTCAAGAGCTCTTCCTTCCATTTATCTATTCGAGTGTTTTTTTTGTGGATGTAGTTCCCCAAATTCGCCTTCTTCAGAAACAGCTCCTGCGGGCTTAGCTTGGAAAAATCCTCCTCGGTTTCTTGTGGAAGTATGGTCTTGAACTTCTGCCAGTGGTCCAGTTCCTTCCAAATCATATCTTTCTCCTGATCCAAGGCTTCAATTTTTAAGATGATCTGGAGCGCTTGCTTCTCGTTTTTTGGCGGGAGTTCATTAAATACAAACTTCAATTCGCACATCTGGTACCAGAGGTCTGAGAGCTTCTTATACTTAGGGCGTAATTCTTTTGGAAGATCGCCAAGCCGAATCTTTTTTAATTGGTTCTGGGTGCTGTTATGGATCAGGCTGGCCTTCTCCAGTTCCGATTGCACGGTTTTAACTTCAATAACAGGAGCGGGTTTTGTCCTGGGAACCACGACCGGTCGTGTCGAATTTTTCAACTGCCTGAGTTCCTTGATAAGGATCGATAAATTTTTGGGGGTGCTGCCTCGCTGCAAAGCGGCAAGTGTCCTGTTGCGTGCGACCGAAGACGAGGAGTAGAGTTTTAAACCCGTCCCATAATCCTTGTGCTTGTCTTTAAGCCAGTCGTTAATTTCATCCATACCTCAAATTTGATACTTGAGCGAAGGATAAAAAAGGACATAAAAAAATAGCTCCCGAATCATCAGGAGCTATTTCTAACTAACATCAAAAAAAAAAACAAATCAGGAAAGAAAAAGATTGTCTTTATAATCAGCCTGTCTCGGAACGGGATCAGGAAGATTCAAAATATAATTTATAGTGTGGGGTAGATCATTTTCATTCGCTTGACTATACCAACCTACGTCCCTCTGTTTAATTTGGGTTTGTGGATTGAGCATCTCGACCTTTAGAAAAACATCCTGACATCGGGTCGCAAAATATAGATCCGTTTTTTGCGCAGCGATTTGTGCTGCAGCGGTGTATTTATTGGAAGCTTTATCGCATCTCACATGGAGATCCTGAAAAACTACCGGTGCTACAATTACCAAATCCACAGTGGAGACCTTTAGGTCATCACCTTGAAAGGCTTCGGTTGTCGAATTTTGGTCCGGGTCGGATGTAGTAAAACCGAATCCCGTGAAGACCATCATTCCGATGATCAACATTAATAAACCTGCTTTCGCTTTCATATTAATTTTTAACATTTTCTAGCGCTTTTAAACGTGTTTCTATAATTCCTTGAAGTGGTTTTGAGTCACTTAATTCAGCAAGGATACTTACTTCTTCTGAAGTCCTCGCGTGGTGCACCAGGGAAGCTATTTCCTTTACGGTAAGCTTTTGTTTTTTCAAAAATGAAGCAGCACCTGGTCCCGGTTTTATCCAGGGAAAGACCCGGCGGTCCAGTTTGTAAATGGAGAATGCTTTCTCGTCACTTACTTCCTGGTTGGAATTTACCTTGCCAATGCCTGGTATATCAAATTTGCCGGGTGCTATTATAAATGCTTTCTTCATAATTTACTATACTGGTATAGGTGCAGGGAATTCCTGAATGGTCCCGCCATAATTAGGTGCCATGTGAGACTGTATGTCTATAATTTTTACCGTGGTGCTCTTCACGTCTCCGGCTTTTTTACCGGAAGTAGCTGCTATTTCAGAAATGTAAGCAGGGCTTAATTCACTTCCTATCTGCTTCACGTCGCCGTTTTTCTCCTTCACGATGTAAATCATTGGCACGTTGCTGTAACGCCTTAAATAACCGGCAATACGCGCGTTGGTTCCTTTGATCGCAGCCGATAGACTGTTTTCAACAGAAAGGTTTCCAACTTCCCCAACATGGGTAGATTCAACCGATCCTGAGAAAGGAATGAAATCTATTTTATGGAATCCTTTATCAGCCTTGAATACGTGAGCTGCAACAATTGTTGCCAACTCATCATTGGTCAAAGCGGTTTTAAGATCTGCAGGTTTTTCTATCGTTAAGAAATCCTTTACGGGAGATGCATAAACACCTACCTCGCTTATTCCTGCAACTACTTCATCTGAAGGGCAGGAATCTAAATTTTCAATTGGGATTACATCTTCGCAATCTGGCATGGCTTTATAATTTTTGGGTTAAGAAAGCGCAGTTTCCATAAACCAGTTCAGAGACTACTTCCTCGGTTTCAAGGATCTCTTCCTGGCTCATTGGGTGGCCATCAATATTCAGTTTCTTTGGAGCGGTGGGTTTAAAAATCCACTTCCTGCCGCGCTTATCTTCATAAAATGCGGGTTCTTTTTTTGCTTCGGCTGCAGCTTTTTTGGCTTCCGCTTTCTTTGCGTTGGCAGCAACCTTTTCCGCTTCGACTTTGTCTGCTTCAACTTTTGCAGTTTCCGCTTTCTTTGCGTTGGCAGCAACCTTTTCCGCTTCGACTTTGTCTGCTTCAACTTTTGCAGTTTCCGCTTTCCCTGCTTCCGCTTTGTCAGCTTCAACCTTGTCAGCTTCGGCTTTTACATCCATTGCGGCAAGTTCTGTCTCCTTGGTAGCAATTGCAGCTTCCAGTTGAGTATTGGTGTCCAGACCAGAGGAATCTATCCCCAGGTCTGTACACTTAGCTATCAATTGTTTTTTAGTCATCTTTTAAATTTTTAGATTGCGGTCACACCGTCAAATCCGAAGTATTTCTGGTTCTTGACCGTAGATCCAAGACCATAGGTTACATCGGCGTAGTTAGCAACCACAACCATTTCATTTATAAGGAAATCATAACCTTTCCAGAATTCCAAAAAGATTTTCACTTTGTAATCCTGTTTCTGGATATCGGTGATTTTTGGAGCATCAAATACATCCATCAACCTTCTGAAGTTATTTTCAGTGGTCGCAAAAATATCATCTGTCTCCAGACCTTCAATTCCAATGATCTCACGTTTTCCAAGGCGGGTTTTCAAAACATCGCTCTGGAATTTGTTTTGTCCAAATTGATCTTCATATTGAAGAATATATCTCTCGACATTGTTCTCGCTCATAAAAACCTTTTTGATCTTCCCTTTCAATTTGGAAGGCAAGGCTCTTTCCCACGCCGTCAATTCATCCACGATATTTGTGTCTGTCAATGCGTTCAATGGAATTTTAAAAGGCGTGTGGGCAGGAGGAGTTACAATATTTGTCAATGTCGCAAGGATCGTTTGGATCCCGTCCATGGAGAAACCAAATTGATCAAGCTTGGCCGCATCAAAAGCACCGTTCACAGAAAGTGTCGCCATGTTGTCAATTACCTTCGGAAGCAATTCATTCTCAATAATGTACTTTGAGATTGGCATCTCTTCCGGCTTTTTGTCTTCAGCATAAAGCTCCGCAAAATAAGAGTTCAGGATCTCTGCCGGGATAATGGCAAAATTCACCTTCTGGTGATAATCCTTTAAAATTTTGTGTTCTATTTGAAGAGCGCCAAGCTCGTTCCAAACAGTTCCAAATCCTTGAACCACATCTCCCAAAAGGGTGTGTGCCTGTGGATAGTTCCCTTTTACTTTTGTAAGAGGTTTGGTGTGCTTGTCCAGGGTGATCTCTGCGCGGTTGATCGCTGTAGAAATAAGCGTGGGGTTGCTTGTCAGGAAGGTGTTTAACTCCCTGACAACATCATCGATTAAAATAGTGCTGTTTGGCATAATTATTTAAGTTGGGAATAGATTGAATTATTTTTGTCGATGGCAAAAGTTCCGGCAGGAACTTCTCCATTAGAGGCTCCGGCAGTATGCGCTGCTCCAGGTTTAGCATTAAGCGCTTCAATTTGTGCAGTAAGGGCAGTGTTGATCTCTTCGGCAGTAGCTGCTTCAGGTAAATCTTCAACCCCGGCCAAGGTTGCAGCGGCCCTCAATTGAGCGGTGACACCTGTACCGGCTGCAGTTGCAGCGGCAAGTGCTGTTTTGGCAGTTTCTTTTTCAGTTGCCAAAGCTGCCTCGGCAGTGGTTTTGGCTTCATTGGCGGCCTGAACATCATTGGCAGAAGCTGTCAACTTTGTTTCAATGTTTGCCTTTTGGTCCTCGTTCAAAAAGCTGCCATCATCTGTACTGGCCAATGGCTCAGACAATCCAAGGGTAGCTTCCAAATTCGGATAGGAATTGGGTTTTTTCATTGGTTTATTAGGGTTTGATTCTTGGTTTGGAATGCTGAAACTCATCGCAGCATATTGTTTAAATAATTCTGAAGTGGAAAGTGAAGCGGCAGCATCTGGAAGAACGGCTTTGCCTTTTTCGATGATGTGATCGTAAAAACCGATTTCTTCAGCTTCTTTGGCCGTGTACCAGTTATCTTTGTAATTCAAATATTTTTCGGCAACTTCTTCTGCAGAAATTCCAAGGCGTAACTCAATAGCAGTTCCACGGGCCTTGTCAATTTTTTCTGAAGCTTTCAACTGCTCCTCCACCTCTTTTTTATTTCCGTAATAACTGGAAGAAGAATTATGGATCATTAAAAGTGCATTGGGAAAAGCGTGAATTTCATCACCTGTCATAAGTATATCTGCAGCCATAGAGGCACAAACCCCATCGTTGTAGGTAATGATCCTCTTTTCTGAAGCGAATAAAGCGTTGTAAATCGCCAATCCTTCAAAAACATAACCGCCTGGGGAATTGATCCTGACGTGGATCGTATCGGCATCAGCCTCAATAGCATTGAATTCAGCATTGAATTTTTCGGCAGTATTCTTTTCCTGAAATGTCTCCATGTCAAAACCCCCGATCGCGCCATAAATATATATGGTTGCCTCGCGGGTTGCTTTGTTCCTGATTACGTTGAGGAAAGGTTTTTGTTCAGCCATTAACTTAATGTTGTTCGTTCAGTATTATCGGAAGAACAATATTAAATAGAGGGCCAACCTTAAAAAAGGACAGGCCCCCGGAGCAGTAATCAGGAAGTATCTGAGGTTTAAAGGGATCCGGCCAACTGGAAGGCAAGGCCGCGATTGATCACCGGAAATTCTGCCTCGTTGCCGGCAAAGTAAAAAGCCTTGCCGTAAGTCTCTCCTTGCAATGACAAGCTGAACCCCTTAAGCCCGGTTTTATTTGCCGCGTGCAATTCGCTGTAGGAAAATAACAGCGGCTGCTGTTGCGTACCATATAAATGGGAGTGGGTGACCCGCACTAAAAAAGCAACCACCTGCTTATTGTGAAAGGTCTCCAGCAAATCCTGAATTGCTTCATCCTGTGGAACCAACGGGAAGGAGATGCTGTGGCGCCAGTTGATGTTTCCATTGTTGCTGTTGGGAGAGCTTGAGAGGCTGTGCTTCTCCCGAATGAACGGGATTACCATCGCCTGAAACTCTTCCGGGAGGGAGTTCATGATGCCCAGGACTTCGGCTTTTGAAGTGAGGTCATTAAAGGGCGGAAGTTGGGAAGCTTCACAAATTAAAATTTTGTAGAAATTATCCAGATTGGAATCATCTACCAGGTTGCATAAATTGTATATCATAGCGGTTATTTTACGGACATAATTCCCGAATGTGAAAATTGTCCCTTTTTTAGGGATAATTTTCCCGATTGGGAGTGCTGTCCTTTAATTAGGGACAAAAAGAATCTTTGGGAAAATTATCCCGCAGAGGAAATAGGGTTGATTTGAAGGTCAAAATTTTCCTTTCGGCGTTTGAAATCCCGGTAAATGGTATCCAGTTTTATATCTTCCTCAGTGATATCGTACACTTTCAGGAAGCAACGGATGCTGTCCATATACATGCGGGCATCGATGCCTTTATTGATCACCACGTGAAAAAACAATTCTTCTCGAAACATCTTGTCCACTTGGTCATTAAACAATTGTGCATTTTCTGAAGAGATGAACATTCCCAATCTTTGATGGCCATCTTCAGAAATATTAGCTTTAAAAATTTTGGTATAGGAGGATTTTTTGGGCTTCACATCACCGTTCCTTCCTTGTAGTGAGAGAACAAGGGATCCAAATACACTGTTCCTGGTGGCGCGAAGTTCATCGCTCCCGCACCGCTTAATTAGGTATTTGTACACGTGATCTGCAACTGGGATGTTTTGGGTAATGGAATAATCTACAAACTTAGAGGGGGAGAGTTGTATCATATATCGTTGTATTTAACGTAAATATATGTTAAAATCCAACGACAAAAAAGGGACTGAGGCTTGTTATTGATAGAATTTTACAATTTAATTGTTTAAAACTAGGACTGCTTTCTATTTTTATCAGCATTTAGGTTAAAATTAACGGGATAACAGCAATTGCCAGTTGCTGTTATCCCGTAGTTAGGGATAACCGCTAACTGAAAAGTGGTGGTTTTTCAAAATCAATTCTTTTCCAATGAGTAAAATATCCTATTTGAAAATCTTCACCTAAAGGGCAAGTAAAAATAGGCGGTTCACCTTCACCTTCATAATATCTTAAAAATAATACATATTCATCATCATCAATATCTAAATCTTCAATTGAGTTCCATCCGTTGTTATTTTCCAACCCGTTAAGTGATTTAGGGCGAATAGAATAAACCCCGTGTCCTACAGCTTGGGTACTAAATTTATTATAATCAATAAACTTAAATTTATTATCTTTAAAATCAGAATGATAAATGGTACTCCACCCTTCTTCTTGTGGTTTCCAATATTCGTACTTATCACCCCAGGCTTCTTTTATTTTTTCTTGTTTTGTCATTTTAAAAAATTATTTTATTAAATATTCGTAGTATATCCCTAACACCGCATAAACGCAATTAAAAAAGCGTTTATACATTCCGTTGCCCACAATTAATTAGCCACCGCATTAAATATTTGGTTATCTCTTAACCTAATTAGTTCTCTAATCTTTTCGGCATTTTCTTCTACTTCATCAGAGTAACTACATATAACATCACCATTTTCTTTTTTTAGTACCATAGGCAAAGAATTTGCGTACAATTCAAATAATTTTTTAAATAACTGTTTTCTGTGAGTATCAGTTAAGATAGCTTCTCTTTGCTTTTTAAAATAAGTCTGATTTTTCATTTTTAATTGTTTTTTATTATTTACACTCTGATTTTAACAGCTGCCACTTTTATTATCTTTAATGTAATCCAACGCTTCTTTTCCTTCCAATCGTTCCTTACCCAAAAACTGGACATAAGCGGCTTTATTTTCTCCGTGTCCACAACAGGCGTTCATTATATTTGGCAGCGTTCCAATACATCCATCGTGTCCTTCCGGGGTTCTTTTGATCCCGCAATGTCCGCAGGTTTCTTTTGCATATCCATTTAAATAATTTCCCATATTTAGCGGCAATTAAACTGATAGGTAGAAATAGTAAGAGTTTCCAAAATCTTTTAAAATTCGGTGGTCTTCTTTAAAATGTTCTTTCAAAAACTCAAAGTCTATTTTATCAGAAAAATGATGTAATGGGATTGGTCTTCCATAATTTGGATAAGGATTTTGCTCGATTTTATTTACGTTTAAAGTGTCAAAAATTACACAATCAGGTTTCTTTAATATTTTCATCTTAATAAATTTATGGGTTATTCCCCCTTCGGGGGTTAGGGGGCCTCTACTTTATAAAAGTCTGTAAAAATCCATCCACCATTTCCACGGCTTGTTCTACTTTATAGAAGCTGGCGCTCCAGGAACCCTCAACCCTAAGTCCGATCCCTCCATACCTGTTCTCCAATAAGCAAACAGGCTTGCACCTGGAATATTTCTCGTTGAGATCCTGCAGCTTCATTCTTATCAGGAAGATAAAATTAGCAAGTGAACCTTCATCTTTGATCAGGGTCCCATCTAAGGAATGTATGTACGCATTGAATTCCTCATACAACTTATTCTTGCTGGTGTAAGAGGCCGTGATTTTAAAAAAGTACTGTTCCATATTATTTAGCGTTAGTTTTTTTTATTCCCCCTTTGGGGGTTAGGGGGAATATTAATTTTGAATTAATGCCTTCCCGGACTTTTATTTTCCCGTCCGTATGCAGTTCTTTTAGTAATAGTTTTATAGTGTTCATTCCAACTTCTGCCTTTACTGAAAGCTGAACGATTGAAATCCCGCAGGATCCACCAGTGCCCTGGTTATATTCCTGAACTATCTGGAGAAGTTCGTTTTTCATAACTCCATTAATTCTTTCACCTTCTGCAGCTTAAATGTGTCGGATAGGGTTTGACATTCTATAATATCAAATCCCCTGGACTTTAATTCTTCAATCAACTCTTCGGTTGGATAATCATCTACATAGCTTTTTGGACAGTCAGAACTTCTTATTAATCCAAACTCTTCCCTGGCGTAGTCTTTAATATCAGAATCATCCAGTTCTTCCAGGATAAATTCGTCAAAATCTCCTATGTGTTCATCCCTTGAATATTCTTTTTCCCTTAAGAACCTCTGACCATCTTTCCATTCATATTTTTCGATAATAATTTTTGAAATACTCATTTTTATAAATTTTTAGCGTTAGTTTTTATTTTTACTCCCCCTTTGGGGGCTAGGGGGCTTAGACTTCCTTATTAAAATATGATAGATAATAATACATCTGCTTATCTTCATCCCAACCTTTCTCCAGATATTTGGAGGCAGCGTTGGAACCTTTGGCCACTTTTATGGAAATCCCGGTGTCCAGGACAATCTCTCCTTTCACCTTTTTCATGCAATCGTTCACCGTTTCGTTCGAGATTTCAAAATCGGTTAGGTCTTCAATGGAATATTTGGGACCTTGGTCCTTTTTATAATTGGAAAATTCATTGTGCAGCTCCTCATTCAAAACCTCGTTCATATATTCAGGCTCGTTGAATTCATCCCGGGAAGCGAAGTGGTTGTAAGTATCGTTCACAAATTCCATTTCGGCTTGTTTTCCTTCAGCGGCTTTTACCACCTCTTTTCCAAAACCCTCGCAGAATTGCAGGTATTTTTTAGTTTGAAAATTGGAATCCTCCATCTCCTCCAGCTGCAGAAAATTGTCCAGCCAGTATTTTGAATCGTATTTATTGGAATCTATGTAAAGAACCTTATACCCGGTCTTGCCTTGGATGATGATGGCGCCTTTATCCAGTTTGTCCAGGCTCACGCCTTGCTTCAAAATCAAATCCAACCGACTTTCATTTTTGCTGAATTCCAGAAAGTCGTACCGGATCTCGCTCTTGAAAATTCCAATCCCATCAAAGGATCCTTCATCGGTGATAATATTTTTTAGCTGGCATATATAAACTTCCCCGGCCTTGATATGCGGATGGTTCCCCTGGTTATACAAGTGCCTGGCAATATCAATATGAACATCTGAAAAATCTGCATGATTAATATTTAAAATAGAGCTCAATGCAGCATCTTCCGAAAATCTAAAGAATTGTTCCTCCTTTTCCCTGAAAGGCTTAAAGAAAAACTCCTTCAATATCGGGCGGATCTCATCATCTACATTGTAAGGATCCTGCGAAAGGAACAGCTCCTCTTTTCTCGATTTATTGCCCACTTTATGAATGTGAAGGCTCTCAATTTCAGTGTTGTATAAGTTGATCATAGTTATTATAATTTAAGCGTTAATGGTTTAAGTTTAATACCCGGCTAAAAAGGCAATGGCCATAATTAGCGCCACAAAAATGATGGCCTTAAGTGCGTTTTTCATGTTATTATTTTATTTTGAGGGGTTAGTTAAAATTCAATTCACTCATTACAGAAAGCGTATTATCACTGGTAGTTGGCAATTCCCGGTGCAGCACAAAGGAGATCCTTCTTATAATTGCCTGGTCCAACACACTGTCACAATGATTTGAATAATGCTGCAGGGCATCAAAACAGACAAATGCGGTAAAAACCTCCATATTGATCTTCGATGGTTTATTATTGGAAGCCCTCGCGGTGATCTTTTTCAAAAGTTCAAAGCGGAATACCTGCAATATGGAAGTGTGGATATGCTGCTGGGAGCGGTTCTCTTTCTCCTTCAAATGCTGCAAATCTTCCGAATATTGGCTGCAGGCATTTGATAATACAGCAAGGTCATGGTGGCTCAATTTCACCAGGCTTATTTTTGGATATATGACTAAACTCATAGTGTTATTTTTTTGAAGTATGCCTGGCGTTGGCCATTGATGTAAAATTGGAGCACATTAGCAGCTCCCGAAAATTGGGGATGCTTCCTTATATTCGCCTCCATTTTTTCGGCTATCCTGTAGATCTCGTAGGAGTTATATTTCAAAAATGAATACCATACCGGGTTATATTCGTCACCATTCGCCCTGGTAAGCTTCAAATTATCGTTTCCGTTTTTCAGCAAAACCACCATCCTCACCTTGCTGCACCGTGGGCAGTAAGTTTTGTTGTTCAGGCCGCAGCTGCATTTAATTGATTCTTTCATTTAAATAGAATTGAGATTTGAGACCGCTTCGCTGTTAGTATTGAGGAAGTTTTTAGGTTTTACGACTCGTTTGAAATCATAAACCCAAACCCAAGGATTTAATTCCCAGGATTTGTAATTGTTAATAGAAATCCATAAAGTTTCAAAACTATCTTTTCCTGTTTCCGCTAGAAAATTACTGAGTGTATAGCATTTCCAACCCTTGCCATCCTTTAAAATTCCTTCATTTATCGCATCATTTTCTGAAATATCCTGAAGCCTTTCAATCCTAACATTTGTAACCTCAAGGAATATTCTGCAGGCAGCTTTCGGCATAAAAATGGAAGGTTTCCATTTAAGAGGAGATTGACCAGGTTCCCATTGATAATGCCCGGTTTTATCCGGATTAATGCCTTTTGCACTCAGTTCATCTGCTATTTTTATTACTTCTTCCTCAAACCAAGGCTCTTGCATTAAGTTCCAAGGTGTGTTGTTTAATTCTGGAGAAGCTTTATAATCAAAAGCCATTACTCCATTCTCTAAATCCCAAGCGCCTATTCTAGTAGTTTCCCGAACCCAAAGGATATCTCCAATTTGATATTTTGCATAATTCCTTAAAGAGTTAAGAGTTAATTCTTTTTCCTTATAAATAAGTTTATTATAAGTACCATCTTCTGGTTGTGGCTTGATCAATCTCCTGGTCTGGTTTTTTCTTTTTTCTAAAATGGCTTGAACCATTGGAGTACCGAATAAGATTGGTTTGATATTGTTTTTCATTTTTCTGATTTTAATTTTAAGCGTTAGTTTTTGAATTTTAAATTTTTGAATCTTGAATTTTTTCCGAAAGCGCAAATTCCTTCTTGATCAGGGTATTTATATTTTCGGAAACCTGTTTGCTACAATTCTGCTTTACAAATTCGTAAACCCGGTCTAGGGATATTTTCCCGGCTATCATTAACCTTATTTTTTCTCGGGCTTTCTGAACATCAGTTTTATGCCTGGCCGATTTCCCTGCGTTTATTTTTCGTTTCTGGAAGCTGTCGGTTTTTTCCTCGTCAAGTCTGAAGAACCTCAATGCGTATTCAAAACTGTTATTTTCCTTGAAGGTCCTGGCAGGATCAAAATATAGGCTCGGGAATGCCGGTTGATAGCCGGGATGTGCTTTTTTGTATTTTTTGACCTCCCGCAGCACTTCGATGCATTTCTGCCATTTTTCAAAAAGGTTGGTTTTGGAGAAGGTTTTGCCCGTGAAGCTCTTAAAGTAGTCGGCAAGCCAGTATTTGTAAGCATTCATCCAACTTCCCGGGTGCACTTCCAGATCCTTGAAAAGGCTGGCAGAAAATTTGAACACGTCCTGAATGGCCAGTTCCTTGAAATCTTCCGGGTGCATTGCCCCCAGGTAAGCTTCGTTTTGAGCAATTTCGGCACCCACCGGTTGGTAATTTTTGTATTTCCCTGCGGCAAGATCCTGCGAAAGCTCCGTTTTATCGGCAACCTGGTCCATCAAAACCGCGCTCAGCTCGCTTTTTTCGGCCAAAAATTCGCGGCCGCCGGTGAATTTTTTTTCTTTTTCTTTTTCCGGTCTGTTATCCGTACCGGTTAATTTTCCACCTTGCCTTTTGGGTGTTTTTGTAGTTTCTTTGGTACAACTGGATGATGATTTGCCTTTTTGCAAATCTCCTTCCTCCCTATACTGAAACTTATTAATAGTGTTTCTACTAGATACATTGTTATGCGGAACTTCGTTCGTTTGTGATCCCGTAAGTAGCTGACCCTCAGTAGCGGTATTTTTTGGAGATCCGTTGTCCGTGACGCTCAAAATAGAAGCGTTAAAGGCTATTTTAACGGGCCTGTTGGGACCGTGATACGAGTAACCTGTCAATACCCCAGCTTCTTCTAAATGTTCCCTGTGCTTCCTCACAGACTC